CAAGTTGACTTAACCTTTAGAATCATTCGATTATGATCAAAATTCAGTTAGCCAAGGATTGGCAAGTAATGAACGAACGCGTGATTCTTGCGGGTTCATTCGTTATGGTTCCGAACCATACCGCCAAACAATTAGAAAACGCCGGGTACCTCGTCACCGACGAACCCGTCGCAAAACCCGAAAACAAAACCCCTAAAAAACAATAACAATGCCCGCATCTACCGCTATTATGAATGCGACGGACGTATTGATTCAGTTCAGCACGGACGGCACTACTTATGACGAGGTTGGACGTATGACCAACGCCTCGTTGTCAATTTCAATGGAAACCCGCGACACATCAACCAAAGATTCCGCTGGATGGCGTGAACTGCTCGAAGGCCAAAAATCTTGGTCATTGTCGGGCGACGGATTGGTTGTGTACTCACTTACGGGTGCCGACGGATTTTCCGACCTTTACGGATACCTTAACGGCCGCACGAACCTTTACGTCAAGTTTGGTTCAGTTGCAAGCGGTGAAAAGGTGTACTCGGGTCGTGGATTCATTACCTCGCTTGATCAAGAGGCGGGAATGGAAGACAACACCACGTTCTCGTTTTCTTTCGAAGGAACTGGAGCGTTGACCGAGGCCGCTAACGCCTAAAACTAACGGGGGTCGATTTCGACCCCTTTTTTTCCTTTCTTATGGTTGAATACATCGAAACAAACAAAAAGCGTTTTCCCGTACGATTCGGGTTCAACGCATTGCGTGAATTCTCACGCGCAACGGGAATGCCGCTGGCGGCGCTGACGTCGTTGCAAAACGATATAACCCTTGACCAAGCCATCACATTGGTTTGGTGTGGATTTAAAGACGGCGCACGCAAAGAAAAAATGCCGTTCAAAATGGAGGTTGACGACGTCGCCGATTTACTCGACGAGGACGCCACGATTCTTGAAAAGGCATTCGACATTTTCGGTCGACAATTCGCCCCGGAAACGGAAAAAAAATAGACGGCCAAAGCATTGACGGCAACGCCGCGTTTGAACTACCCACGTGGGATTCATTAGAGGCGTATGCGTTTGGTCAAATAGGTTTGTCGCCGTCAAAATTTTACGATATGACCCCGCGCGAGTTTGCTAACACGTCGCGGGGTTATTCGGAAAAACTCGAACAACAATACCGCGCGGACTGGGAACGAGCGCGGTGGGTGGCGTCGGTGACAATCGCCCCACACACGAAAAAGCGATTGAAGCCGACGGAACTTATCAAGTTCCCGTGGGAAAATAAACGGCAAGGCCCGAAGCGCGTGTGGTCACGTGGTGAGGTAATTGCGGCACACAATCAAAAGTTCGGTTCGAAATGAATCTATCCAGTATAAACTTAAGTTTTTTTGCCAATATCGCCCCGTTGGTTACGGGGTTGAATAAGGCGGAACGTGCGCTCGACCGCGCTGGTCGGCAAATGCAAGCGACGGGCAAAAAACTGACGATGCAATTGACGGCACCCATAACCGCGTTGGGTGCCGTTGCCGTTAATACGTTCCAAGCGTTCGAGCAACAAATGGCCGAATTGAAGGCCGTTTCGGGTGCGTCTGCCGAGGAACTCAAGCGGTTGTCGGACAATGCCAAATTGTTGGGCGGAACGACGATATTCACCGCCAAAGAGGTTGGCGCGTTGCAAACCGAATTCGCACGTTTGGGTTTCTCGGCCGCCGAAATTGAAAAGGTAACCGAGGCCACGTTGTATTTAGCGCAAGCGTCGGGCGAGGACTTGGCGCGTTCAGCTGAAATTGCGGGCGCCACGATCCGTGCGTTTGGTTTGGATGCCGCCGACACGACCCACGTTGCCGACGTTATGGCGGAATCGTTCAACAAATCTGCATTGGATTTGTCGACGTTTGCCGATTCGATGAAATACGTTGGGCCAGTTGCGTCGGCCGCCGGTTTATCGCTCGAAGAAACGTCCGCAATGCTCGCCGTATTGTCGAACGCGGGCATCAAAGGTTCGATGGCCGGTACCGCATTACGGAAAATCATTGGCGACCTCGCTACGGGATCACAACCATTGGCGGAAAAATTAAAGCAATTGTCGGCGTCGGGCATCACGTTTTCGGACGCGAACGAGGAGGTCGGCCGTACCGCGCAATCGGCATTGTTGGTATTGACCAAAGGTGCCGCGCAAATCGACCCGTTGACGCAATCGTTCAAGAATGCCGACGGCGCCGCAAAATCGATGGCCGAAACGATGGGCGCGACCGCACAAGGTGCGTTCAAGGGTCTGCAATCCGCATTCGAGGGACTAATGATTTCCGTCGGTGAAATAATCGCCGTTGCATTGGTTCCGTTTGTTAAGGCGCTGACGTCGGCATTGCAAACGTTGAACGAAATGCCCGGCCCGGTCAAAGTAGTGGCCGTCGCAATCGCGGGATTGGTTGCCGCCATCGGGCCGTTGTTGTTCACGTTCGGATTGCTTCAACGGAATTTCATTGCAATGTTGCCGTACCTCACCAAAATTGGTATGGCGTTGCGGTTCATCGCATTGCAAGGTTTGAAAATGTTAATCGGCCCAATCGGTTTGGTTATTGCCGCAATGGCGGCATTGGGTGCGATTGCGATTTACGTCGGGTACAATTTCGAGGCGTTCAAGGCGATGGCGTTGAATGCCGTCAAAATGTTCGTGAATTTATCCATTGATTATTTGAACAAATGGATCGGCGTATTCAACGCAATCGCCGAAACACTTGGTATGGATTCCATCAAAATCCAGTTGTTCGAAAAACTGGAAATGGAGGCCGTACCGAAACTCAAATCCATTTCGCAAGTTGCGAAAGAGGTTAAAAGGGATTTGGGCGCCGCGTTTGGATCCGAACCACAAGCGGCCGTCAAAGAATTGTCGAAGGAAACACAAGCGGCGCTTGACGTGTCGCAAATGTTCGCCGACAAAACTTCGGCCGCTAAAAAAGAACAACTTGATAAAGCGGCCGCTGACGCCGCCGCCGCGGCCGCCGCAGAACGTGCCGCCGAAGCGACTAAACAAGAAGCCGAAGAGGTAGAAAAGGCCCGCAAAAAATACGAGGCATTCAATCAAGTGCTGGAAAACCAAGCCAAGTTGCGTGGTCAATTCGAACGCGCAATGGCGGGCGAAACGGACGCGAAACTGAAAAAGGATATTCAGTTCCTCCCGGAAATGGAACCAATCGATCCCGAAGATTTGGCCGACCCCGTAGTGTTTGAGGAACTGCCGAAAAACTTTGCGAAATTGTCGATGGCCGCCAAAGAAATGAGTACAAACATTTCGTCGGCAATCCAAAGCGCCGCGACGTCGTTCGCAATCGGGATCGGTGAAATGATTGGTTCGGCAATCGCTGGCGGTGACGGGTTCAAAAACTTCGGACAATTCGCATTGTTGTCGTTGGCGGGTCTGCTTCAACAAGTTGGTGAAATGGCGATTCAAACCGGTATCGCGTTGCTTGGTATCAAAACCGCGCTCAAAACGTTGAACCCCGCCGTTGCAATCGCGGGCGGTATTGCGTTGGTCGCGTTGGCCGCGGGAATCCGAACGTCGATGGCGAAAAAGGCCGATTCAATCGGCGGAAACGTACCAATGCTCGCCGAAGGTGGTATCGCAACCGGACCAACCCTCGCAATGATTGGTGAGGGACGCGGCCCCGAGGCCGTCATTCCGTTGGACAAGCTCGAAGGTATGATGGGCGGCGGTTTCGGCGGACAAAACGTTGTCGTGACGGGACGTATTCAAGGTTCCGACATTTTGATTGCAAACGAACGCGCATCGCGCGAACGCTCGCGGTATCGTGGATTTTAACTAAACAAAAACAATGGCAATTCGTCTTTATTCTGAATTCAAATCCGACAACGGAAACCAATACAAAATCGAAATTCACGACGCCAATTGGTTGGCGGTTGCGACGGAATTTAACATTGATTCAAAAGGTTTCGAACTTACGTACGAAGGTGAAACCGACGACGTCGTTTCGCCCATTGTAGGGTCGAAATTGTCGTTCGGCGCGTATTCAGCAAATGCGACGTTTGAAACGTTTATCAACACGTTAAAAACGTTCCAAGAAAATCGGTTCAAAATCGCCGTGTACAAATACAACGGCACATCGTACGACCCGTATTGGTTTGGTTGGGTACTGCAAGACCTCGTAACCATTGAAGACGAATCACAACCATACGTTTATCAAATGACCGCCGCCGACGGAATCGGACGATTGGCGAACATTGATTACGTTGGTTCTAACATTATGGCCAACGGGTTGACCAAGGTCACAAACGTAATCGGAAACTGCATTGCATTCATTGATACGGACGATTTGTGGGACGCTGGCGACGTTTTTTTGGAAACGTCGGTCGATTGGTGGGAAACGTCCTCGCAAACGTATTCCACGACAAAAGACACGTTAGAGGAACACGCCATTGATACGCGTGTTTTTGAATCCGAGGACGACAACGGCGCAACGATTTATTCGCGAGCATACGACGTAATCAACGAACTGGCAATCACGTACGGCGCCCGCTTTTACCAATCGAACGGACGTTGGGTATTCGAACAATACGTGAACCGCGCGGGGGCAACGCGATACGTGTCGACGTACGACAAAACGATCACGAGGTTGTCGACGGCGTCGGTGAACGACGACGTGACGATTGACCAAACCACAAATGCCGCGCGATTGGCGGGCGGCCAATTCACGTATTTGCCCGCCGTTGGTTCGGTATCGGTTGAATATGCACGCGACAAATTCAATTCACAATCGGCGCCGTACACGTTCCGTTCGACGGCACCGACGAAAACGCTGGGCATCATTGGTGCGTCGACGTCCACGCAATTGAAATTCTACGGCCCGCACAACTACAATATCACGTCGTCAACGGGTGCGACAACGAACGACGGAAACATTGCGGTGGTATGGCGTATGCAAATTCGCATCGAATCCGCCACAACGCCGGGGTTGTATTATTACTACAACCGCGCGTTCAACGGATTCGCCGCGAATAGTATTTACGGAAACGCCGCGTGGTCGACGACCGCGGGGTATTACTACTACCACACGCCGTTCGCAAAGGTCGTATTCGGTGAATTGTCGTACAATCCGTCGCCAGTTATCACGACGGCAAAATTGCCAACCTCGGGAACGTTGCGTATTACGGCGGAACATTACACGAACATCAATCCAGTTGACGGGACGACATACGTTTTGGAACCGCACCAAACCGACACGTGGTCGGTGACGTTCATCGTTGCGCGTTTGGACGATTCACGCGATGAATCGACGTCAATCACCTACCGCGCGCAAAACACCAACGCCAACGTTGATTCAAAAATTGAATTGTCGTTGGGAACGACCCGCATTTCAAATGGTTTGTTTCAAACGGGCGATTTGTCGGTTTACAACGGCACATCGTGGGTTTCGGGTGTGTCATTCCGTCGCGGGTCTACGGGGTCGGGCAATCAAATACTGAACTTATTGGTTGCGGAAATGGTCGGGTTGCATTCCGCACCAATACGCCGATTCTCCGGTGAAATCCAAAACATTTCGCCATTACTTCGTCGGTTGATTTTCGATGGCGGTTATTACCTAAACAATTCGGGTTCGTTCATCGCACAAAACGATCGTTGGTCGGCCGAATGGTTTATGATTGCATACCAATCGGGCGTTGCGTCGCCGTTGGACGACATTAGAACACCAATTTCGGTATTAACCGACGGCGGGGCCGACAACGACGTGAACATCGACGGCGTGCTGGAGGTCGGCCGCGTGGGCGGTATGGTCGTCAACGTTGACGAACAAAAAATGGGGCCGTTTCAACAACTTGGTTCAACGGCCAACCCAACCGGCGCACGCGTAAACGGAACGTTGAACGTCACGGGCGACGTCACGTTGGATGCTGGTTTGGACGTCGACGGCGTTTCGCAGTTCAACAACAACGTGAACATCACGGGGTCGGTGACGTCGACGGGTCCGCTTACGGGCGAGTACGTGCAGTTGGACACCACGTACAACACCACGCCCGTGCAAGGGCAAATCGTGTGGTCGCAAGACGACGGCACCATCGACGTCGGTTTGAACTCAAACGTCGTAATGCAAGTTGGTCAAGAAGAATTTTGGTACGTTAAAAACCAAACCGGTTCGACCATCACAAAGGGTACCGCCGTTCGCGCCGCGGGAACGCTTGGCGCATCGGGACGCATTTTGGCCGCACCAATGATCGCGGATGGTTCGGTTCCCGCACGATTCCTTTTGGGCATTGCGGCGGAAAACATCGTCGACGGCGGCGAGGGTTACGTGACCACGTTTGGCAAGATTCGCCAACTGAATACGTCTGCTTACACCGAAGGTGCGGTGTTGTGGTGCAACCCCGCCGTTGCGGGTGGATTAACTACGACCGAACCATCGGCGCCGAACCTCAAACTGGCGGTGGCGTTTGTCGTTCGTTCGGATTCAACGTCGGGCGTTTTGGCCGTTCGTACGGAAATCGGCACACGCGTTTCTGACGCGTCCGACGTGCAAATAACGTCGGTCGCCGACAACGATTTGCTTCAGTACAACACCACGACGTCGCGGTGGGAAAACGTAGCGGGCACGACCACGAACATTGGTGAGGGGACAAACCTTTACTACACCGACGCGCGTTCACGTGCGGCCATTTCCGAAACCATCGACGGCATATCGTACAACAACACGACGGGTGTGTTTTCGTTGGACGCTGGCCGCGTGATTGTCACGACCACGCAAACGGGACAATGGGACACGGCGTACAACGACCGCATCGTATCGGCGGCCGTTGCGGGAACGACGACGAAAACGTTGACGCTAACGCAAGGCGACGGCGGAACCATCACCGCGTCGTGGACGGATTACGACACGGCACCGGTTACGTCGGTGAACGGGCAAACGGGCGTTGTCGTGCTGACGACCGATAACATCGGCGAAGGGACGTCAAACCTTTACTTCACCAACGCCCGCGCGCGTGCGGCGTTGTCGGCGGGTACGGGCATCACGTACAACAACACGACGGGCGTTATCACGAACGCGGCACCCGACCAAGTGGTTGCGCTGACGGCATCGACTGGCGTTGGTATTACGGGTACTTACCCCAACTTCACGATTGAGAACACCGCGCCCGATCAAGTGGTTGCGCTGACGGCATCGACTGGCGTTGGTATTACGGGTACTTACCCCAACTTCACGATTGAGAACACCGCGCCCGATCAAGTGGTTGCGCTGACCGCGTCGACTGCAATCGGTGTAACGGGTACTTACCCCAACTTCACGATTGAGAACACCGCACCCGATCAAGTGGTTGCGCTGACCGCGTCGACTGCAATCGGCGTCACCGGTACTTACCCCAATTTTACGATTGAGAATACCGCACCCGATCAAGTGGTGGCGCTGACGGCGTCGACGGGTATCGCCATTACGGGTACTTATCCGAACTTCACAATCGAGAACACGTCGCCGTCGTCGGGCGGAACCATCACGGGCGGCGGAACGACGAACTATTTATCAAAGTGGACGTCGGGTTCGGCGTTGGGTGATTCGTTGGTGTTTGACAACGGAACCAACGTTGGTATTGGTACGGCGACGCCGGCGGCGAAACTTCAACTTGGGGGCGCCGCTAAAATAACCGGCGGCGATTGGCCAACCGCCAACGCTGGTTTGGAATTAAATTACAATTCAAATACGTCATACATAGGTTCATACGACCGCACAAATTCGGTATACAAAGGGTTGTTTTTGTTTGCCGATAATATGACATTCGAAACTGGTGCAAGTATTCGAATGTACATTACTTCGGGCGGCAACGTCGGAATCGGTACGACAAACCCTTATGAAAAACTTGACATTGCCGGAAATATAAGGCTTGGGAATTACAACGAAGCCGGAACCAAATACATTGGATATGCAAACAACACCTTTGCGAACCAATTTATCGCGGGTATTTCAATTGAATCGACAACGCTTGGTGGAAATTATAGCCAACGTTTGAACTTTGCGACACACCATTATGGGGTGTCTGCCGGAGTAACTATGACGCTTGACGAACAAGGTCGACTTGGTATTGGTACGACGTCGCCAGCATACAAACTTGACGTAAATGGAAACGCAAGGGCTAATGGTTTAACTCTTAATGGATTTGCAACTGGAACCGCTGGTGGAAACCTCGAACTCGGTTTTGATGGAACGCAAGGTGTTGTTCAAGCATACAATAGAACTACCGGTTGGATTCCGCTATATTTAAGTGGTATAGATATTCGATTTAATCCGGACGGAACGGAACGTATGCGTATCACGAATGCCGGCAACGTCGGTATTGGTACGACTGCGCCTACGTCGCGTTTGCACGTATCAACTGCGACTGGTGCATACAATACTGCAATCGCAAGATTCGAAGACGCTTGGTCAGTTGCCGCCGTTAAATTTTCTAATGTTAGTCCGTCAAACATCGCCATTCAAGGTTATGCACAAGACAACCCGTCTGTGCCTTTGAATTTGATTCTTCAAAATGAAGGTGCAAACGTCGGCATTGGTACAACTGCGCCGTCGGCAAAACTTGACATCACAAGCACCAATGGCGACCATTTGCGATTGTCATACAATTCATCGTATTACTGGGAACTTGGTCGCGAAGCGGCCGACGGGCGTTTATCGTTCACTGATTCACAAAATGGTGAGCGTGTAACAATCACCGCCAGCGGCAACGTCGGTATTGGTACGACGGCGCCGGGATACAAACTTGACGTAAGTGGTACCGCGCGCGTGAGTGATCAATTGAATGTTGACTACCGAATAGCGTTGCCGAATATGGCAATCGGTTACTGGGATACAATCAACAATAGAATTGAAAGTTCAACGCGTCCGTTGTTTATCACGTCGTATGGTCAACCAATAAAACTTGGTATTGACGGAAGCGTAAATCTAACGATGGACACATCGGGCAACGTCGGCATCGGAACAACCGCGCCGCAATCTATTTTAGAGGTGGCGCAATCCACGCCGACGATTTCCATCACGTCAACGATCGCCATCGAATCGACCACGAACAATCAAACGTTGTCGCAATTCATTTTTTACAAGCACTATGGACTGGCGCAAGGTGCGAAAATCGCAATGCTTCAAAGCGGTGGAATATATTCATATGCGCAAGCACATTTGGCGTTCTTTACCAACGATGGTTCGGGTGGATGGTCTGCGCCGTCGGAGCGTATGCGAATCAAAGACAACGGAAACGTCGGTATTGGTACGACGGATCCGGGAACGAAACTTGACGTCGCTGGCGTAACTCGTTCGGGGGCATTTTTGACCAACGACGCCACAACCACAAGCATTCCAATTGATACGGGTGGGTCAAAGGCATACTTTGACGCATCGAACATCAATGGCCCAGCGATTACGCTTCGCGCTGATTCAGTTGGCCGAACCATTCGTATGTACGACGGGAACAGTAGTGTTGCCGCCATTGATACAAATTCCGGTGGACTTTACATCGCAACGAACTCGTCGCACCCGATTTTGTTTGCGCCAAATGCTTCCGAAGCGATGCGAATTGCCGTAGGCGGAAACGTCGCAATTGGTACGACGAATAGCGGATACGGAAAACTCGGCGTTTACGATGCATCAAATTCGCTGATTGGAATCGCCAATTCTACGTCGTATGCACAATTCCAACAAAATGGCGCAGATTTATATATAAACGTCAATTTAAGCGGAACCGCTGGCGCTGGTTCATTAGTTTTCCGCCGAGGTGCATCATCGACTGAATCAATGCGTATTGATCCGTCGGGCAACGTCGGTATTGGTACGACGTCGCCCGCTACTAAACTTCACGTTGATGGAGATATTTTTTCTACGTCATCGTTTGGATTAAATGCCGTACCATCAATAGGTGCAAGATTTAGGACGTATTCAATGAGCGACCCAAATTGGGGATTGAGTACGTATGCCGCAGACCCCGAATACCACACAATTATTCACGGATATGGTTCGGGAGGTAGCAACAGACAATTTAGGGTTTACGACCATAATGCTGGAGCGACAAGATTTTGCGTAAATTTTGACAACGGAAACACCGGCATCGGCACTACCTCGCCCGTTACCAAACTGCAAGTGGCGTCGGACACCAACGCCGTTGACGTGCTTCGCGTCGGCAATACCGCGGGCGATTCGGGGTCGGTTCAAGGCGTCACGCATTTGGCCATCAACCATTTCAACGCGGGAACGAATCCATCAACGCGCATAACCGCATATCAAGACGGCGTATCGGGATGGCCCGGTGGAATGTATTTTTCCACGCGATCATTGAACACCGATTCCGCACCCGTTGAACGTATGCGAATCACATCGGCGGGCAACGTTGGTATCGGCACAACCGCGCCGTCGCATTTACTGCACGTCGCGGGCGACGTTCGAATCGATGCCGCCGACAACGCGCCGCAAGTGAACTATTTTGATTCCAGTTTAAACTATGTTTACGGCGAATCGGGCGCACAAGAAATCATATTGGGCAAGCCCGACATTTGGTTGCGCATCAACGTTGATGGTACGGATTATGTGTTCCCCGGTTACAACGTCACCGCATAATGAAAAAACTAACGCCCGAACTTAAAGCAAAGATTGAACGCGATGGTGGCAAAATCGTCACCATCACGTTCGAAAATTTGAAAAATGCACGTATATTTGTACCAACCCAAAAACCACAAAAATGACTAATTTCATTTGGGACTGCCGCACCATTGATTGCTATCCAACGATGGGCGAATTGACCGACGTCGTGTACAACGTACATTGGCGCTTCACGGGCAACCGCGAGGTCGACGGCAAAACCTACACCGCCACAATTATCGGAACGCAAATCGTACCGACCGAAGGCATCGAACAATTTATTCCCGAAAACGAACTGACGAACGAAATCGTTACTGGTTGGGTCGTCGCCGCAATGGGCGCCGAGCGCGTTTCGGAAATGGAAGCGAACGTTGACGCGCAAATCGACGACCAAATCAATCCGAAATCAATCACGCTAACAATTGGCACCAATGGCTAAAGTAAACGAACAACACATCGAATCAATCAAAACCAACAAAGGCGAAATGGACAAAATCCAAGCCGAACTCGGAATGATTGCGTTGATGGAATTACGCAAAGCGGTATTGCTGAACGCGTACGCTGAATGCGAAAAAAAGGTGAACGAAACCATCGAGGCCATCAGCGCCGAACACGGCGACGGGTCGGTTGACATTGAAACGGGCGAGTTCACGCCGAGAGAGCAGTAAACAATGACACGGGGCGAGCAAACTGGTTTGGCGTGGGGTTCCACGATCGCGTCGTGGTTGACGTTGGAAATCAACCCGATTTTGTCGGCGCTTGCGTCGGTGTTCGCATTGGTATTGTCGTCGATGCTTATTTACAAAGCATACCTCGATATCAAATACCGGCACGAACTACGCAAAAAGGACAAGCAATGATCGACCGATTATTTCGCAACCCGAAAACAACCATCATCGGTTTGCTGGTGATGGTTGTTTCGTTTGTATTCGTTTGGTTCGGCAAATCGACGTTGACCGAGGTCGGCGTGTTTATCACGGGCGGATTCGCTATGTTATTCCTCAAAGACCCCAAAGACGATGGCGGCAAAAGTTAAGGGTGCGACGGCAACGTCGTACGTTTCGAAATCACGCAAGCGGCGCAAGCACGCCAAATCCGTCAAGCACGGAAACAAGGTAAAACAATACCGCGGCCAAGGTCGCGTTTAACGTGATCCGTATTTATGCGTAAACTGACCCGAATTATTCTGCATTGCACGGCAACGCCCGACGGACGTCACGTTGACGTTGACACGATTCGGTCGTGGCACAAAAAACGTGGTTGGTCGGACATTGGTTACCATTACGTGATTTACCTCGATGGTTCGGTTCACGCTGGACGTGACGTCGCAAAGGCGGGCGCCCACGTCAGCGGACACAACGCCGATACAATTGGTGTGGTGTACGTCGGTGGAACGGACGCGGGTGGCAAAGCAAAAGACACGATGAACGACGCCCAACAAACGGCGTTCGTTAATTTGGTGAAGCACCTTCGCGACCAGTACGGCCCGCTGACGTTGCACGGCCACAACGAATACGCCGCGAAGGCGTGTCCGTCGTTTAATGTAAAACAAAAATTCGGATGGCTCGTTGGCTATTGATTCCCCTCGCGATGGTTGTCGCGTCGTGTGGTGCGGACTGGCACCTAAAACGTGCGATTGCAATCGACCCGACACTTGTTCGGGCGCAACCGGTTCGGTTCGACACCATCGTCGTGACGAAGGAACGAAAAATCACCGACACGATCGTGATGAACGACGTTGATACCATCACGATTGAAAACGACCGCGTACGGGTGCGTTTGGTGCGTTCCTACGACACTTTGATGGTTGAGGGTACGTGCCTACCCGACACCATACGAATCGACGTTATACGCGAAATTCCACAAGTTGTCCAACGTCGGTCGTTTTTCGGTCGCCGTGAGTTCGGTACTTGGTTGGGATTGGTCGTGGCCATATTCGGAATCGTGTTCGCCGTTACCAGTTGGCGACGTCGGTATTGATTTCCGCATTTGGCGCAATTTCATTTCCCGCTTTGGCGGGTTTTTTTATGGCCAAACCAAGTTTGTTGAAATGTTTTTGTTTAATTATTTGGTTCGTATTGATGCGCCGTTTATTTTATTTTTATTTATATATCCCTAAAGGGATATATAAATAAAAATAAAATCAACAACGCGTGTCAATAACTTTTGACGTTAAACAATCCATTTGGTTTGGAATGAATTTGTGTCGTATGTTTGCCCCGAACAAAAACAAACGTCAAATGGAAAATAAAGAAACCTACCTCGGCAAAGCAATGATTCAATTGGGCGTGTCCCTCATTTTTACATTCGCCGCCGTATCGCACGAATCAATGACGTGGACAATCATACTCGGCCTCTTTGGTTTGGTATGGGGTGCGTCCGCGCATACAAACTTTAACAATTACGAGCGTAGGGGCTGACGTTTGTTTGTTTGTTTCTTAAATTCCGAAGCCCCGAACCGACCCCGCCCGTGATACGGCGGGGTTTTTCTTTGTTAATAATTTTTCAAACCCGTTGTTTGTTTTGTTGATAAAAGCGTTGTACGTTTGTCAAGCGTAAACAAACAAACGCACTTTAATTATGAACAAACCCGATTTCCAAAAAGGTGTCCGCGTCATTCTTGCCGGCACCGCCCAATGGGCGCAACTGACGCCCAAATCCGGACCAAACAAAATGGCCGGTAAATACCAATGCGATTTGATGCTGGACGAAGCGTCCGTGGCGCAACTTGAAGCGCTTGGCGCATACAAGTTCGTTCAAATCAAAGGTGTGGACGGAAAGCCCAAATACGAGGTTCCCGCCGTTCGCATCAAAGCCAACAACCCGCCCAACGTGTTCGACACGCACAAAGCGACGTTCGACGATTACATCAACAACGGATCAACGTTGAAGGTGAATTGCATCGTCAAAGCGTACGAATACAACGGCAAAAAAGGTTTGTCGGTATGGGTGAACGACGTTATCGTTCTAACGCTCGCCGAACGTGGCGAGGGTGGCGGTACGCCGTCCGACTTTTTTGATGGCGTGGTACCTACCGCACCAACGTTTAACAACGAACCCGTGAACGCAACCGAGGATGAAAATTTCCCGTTCTAACGTCGCCGATCGTTTAATGTTTGCCGAATGGTTGGTTCAGTTCGCCGAGGACTGGGCCGGCCTACCGGCGGGCGTTATCAAACGCACGTCGCGAATGGCCAACATCAACGAATTGCGTCGTATGGTCGTGGCGTATGCGTACTGGGAAATCGGTTTGTCGCAAATGCAAACCGGTTCATTGGTCGCCCGCAACCATTCGTCGATTCATCACCAGTTGATGATTCACAACGAAGCGCACGCAATGGTGGGCAATACACTACGCCACGTCGACCCCGCGTACGTTCGGAATTACAAAATGTTTTGCGAGGACGTCGAATACCATTCACGCACACAAGATGCGGAATACCTACAACGCGAAATTGCGCGTTTACAAATGTTGCTTAAAAATTTACAAAAGGAAACAAAATGAAAAACAATCAAAACCTAAAGCGCGGCGACTTGGTATGGATCCACGATTCAGACATTACCGCAAGAAACGTAAAACGAATTTTCCTCGAATACATCGAAGGAGCCAAGTGCCCGTTTATTTGCGTTGATGTGGCTGACGAATTTGAATACGATAGGGGTGAAAAATTTTCTATTACACCTTGGAAATACGCAACGAAGGTTGAAAGCACCGACTACACGATCGAGCAATTGTTGGAAATGGTGAGCGAACTCTTTAAGAACAAAAACTTATGACAATCGAATTCACTTGGCGCAACGAGGATGCCTTTTTCCTCACGCCGTCCGTTGCCGTATTCGCCGACAACGACACGCGCTACATCGTCGCGTCGTTCACGTTCGCCACAATGTTGATCAGCATAAATAAAACAAAATGAAAACGAAATCAACCGGAATCAGTTTCAACGCATTGTTGACGCTACTATTCATCGCATTGAAATTGACGGGCCACATTTCGTGGTCGTGGTTTTGGGTGTTCTCACCTATCATTTTCCAAATCGCATTCTTGTTGGTTGGGCTGGGCATATTGTCCATCGTTAACCGCAAAAAGAAATGAAGCGGTCGCCCTACTTGCCGCTTTCGTTTTCGTCAATCAAAGAATTCGCGAAATCGCCAAACCATTTCCTCGCGTACAAAAACAAACAAAAGGAAACGACCGCCGCAATGACCCGCGGTAGTGCCGTCCACACGTTTGTTTTGGAACCCGACGAATTCGAATCCCGTTACCTCGTCGCACCCGACATTCGTCGCGGCACGCTGGCGTGGAAGGAAGTTGAATCCGCCGCGGGCGAACGTGAAATCCTCAAAGATTCCGAATTCGAGGTGATCGAAAATATGGCGGCGGCATTGCATCAACACCCCGCCGCGGTCGAATTGTTCTCACGCAAAACGGCCGTCGAACAAGGTGTGGAATTTAAGTTCAACGGACTGCCGTTCCGCGGGTTCGTCGACCTTGTCGGCGATACGTTCGTGGCCGACCTAAAAACCACGCAAGACGTTTCACCACGTGAATTTCAACGTTGGGTGTTCGGGAATAAATACCATTGGCAAGCGGCGTTGTACTGCAAGGCAACTGGTTTGGACGAGTTCTACTTTGTCGGCGTCGAGGCCGCACGCCCGCACAACGTGATGGTTTATTTAATGGACAAAACATCGATTGAATTGGGTATATTTGAACTCATACAAATTACCGAGCGATTCAAACAATGGGACGGAATGCCCGCGACATACGACAACGACATCAACGTTTTAATGCCGCCGAAATGGCTGACGTTACCGAACGACTGAACCGCGTTGCTGAGTTCGCGCAAAATGCGCGGTCGCTGGCCGAGCGTTGGCAATCCGACGAATTGGTCGGGTTGTGCGACGACATCGAAATTATGGTCGCATTTTGCGAAATGAACTTACCAAATTATGCCCTTACCACGTACCTTGCCGGAACTGCGCCAATTCGCCACACGGGTGAACGCGACGAAATATGCCCATATTCCCGCCTCGGCGGTTCCGAAACCGACGTTTAGTGACACGACGGCAAATGGACTTACCAACGCGATCATTTACGACCTCGTTCACGTGTGGGGTGGTGCGGCATACCGAATCAACAACGGCGCCACGTATGACGGCAAAAAAGGTATATATCGTGCGGGCGTCACCCGAAAGGGAATACCCGATATCATTGGTGTGGTCGGCGGACGATTCGTCGGCATCGAGGTAAAAATCGGAACCGACCGCCAGTCACCGCACCAAAAAGAGGTCGAAGTGGAAATCACCAACGCGGGCGGTTTTTATTTCATCGCGAAAACATACACCGACTATGCTGGAAAAATCGCCGCGGCGCTCGGATAAGCGCAACGGCGAATGGGCCGAAGCGCAATTTGTCGCCGACGCTATGCGCCAAGGGTTTGACGTGTTCCGACCGATTGGTGATTCCGCATCTATTGATTTCATCATTTCGAAACGGAACATCATTCAAACGATACAAGTGAAATCGACGTTCGTCGATTACAACGGCAAATCAAAATGGAACCTCGGCAAAGGTTCCGAATCGAAGGGGCGGTACACGGACGAAGACGTTGATTTTTTCGCCCTATACGACGGCACGTTGTCGGCGTGGCGGTTCCTTCGCCCCGAAGACACACACGGACAAAAGACATTTAGAATACACCAAAACGAAACAAACAAACTTGAAAACTGGAATGACCTCGAAACACGACATCGCGGACATCGCGCGTCGGTACCTCGCCGCGGGATTTAGCCCCGTACCATTGGTACGCGGTGAAAAGCGCCCCGCGGTTAAGAATTGGCAACGCCTTGGTTCGGAACCCATCAGTTGGGCCGACACCGAACAAATGTTCAATGAAACGGATTCCATCGGCATCGTGTGCGGTTACGATGGATTGGAGGTATTGGACATCGACGCCAAGCACTTTGACGGCGACGAACTGACCGAGTTCACCGCGATGCTTGACGAGGCCGCGCCCGGTCTGCGCGATAAAATGACGATTCAACACACGCGGTCGGGTGGCCAGCATTGGATTTATAAATGCGACGCGGTCGAGGGAAACCAAAAATTAGCTCGAAATCTCGCGGGTGAAACAACGTTCGAAACACGCGGTACGGGCGGTCAAATCGTGGTGTTCCCGTCACCGGGCTATCGTATGGCATCAAAAATCACGATGGTTCAGCGCATCACGCCCGCCGAGCGCGACGTGTTGTTCCGTTGTGCGCGGTCGGTGACAAAAACCATTGAGGTTGTGTCACGTGCCACGGCGCAAAAGGTCGCCGCCGACGCCGACGACAAAACCCCGTGGGGTGAATTTAGAAACACGCACACGGCGTTGGAAATCCTCGAGGGCAACGGGTGGCGCGTGGTCGGGCGAAATGCAAAATATACATATTTGAAACGCCCCGGTGATACGGACGCGAAAACGTCGGGCGTCATATTCAACGACACGGGTTTGTTTTGGCCGTGGACGACGTCAACGCAGTTCGACGCCGAACGCCCGTACGATGCGTTTCAATGCTTCGTGGTGTTGGAATGCAACGGAGACTTTGATTCCGCATACCAACAATTGCGCGCCCGCGGTTACGGCGCAACGTACACGATCGAAGACAAACCCGAACCAACGATTGCGGACGAACTGACTGAAGACGAAATGATGGCGACGTTGTTGTCGTTGGAGGTGGATTCGACCATACCAGTTGAACGCCCGCCCGTCGCCGTCGACGTGTTCACGGGCGTGGAATCGTTCGTATTGGGTTCGTTGGGCAACTTTGTTCTAATACAAGGCAAAGCCAAATCCCGCAAATCGTATTTCGTGTCGGCCGTTGCCGCCGCGGCCCTTGCCGACGGCGTCGTCGCCGAGGCGTTGCGTGGGTACATCGGCGACCGCGTGGTGTTGTACATCGATACGGAACAAGGCGACTATCACGCGGCGAAGGGTAAAAAGCGGATTCTTACAATGGCGGGTTTGGATCCGAACCAAAACCACGACCGATTAAAGTATTTTAAATTCCGCGGGTTGGAACGCAACCGCGAACGACTGGCGTTCGTGGAATTCGCCCTATCCCGAATCCCGAACATTGGTTTGGTCATAATCGACGGCATCGTTGACCTCGCATCGAAGGGCGTGAACGACGAAGAAGAAGCGACCGAAATCGCATCGCGGTTGTTGAAATGGACGACCGATTATAATTGTATGATGGTGGCGATTCTGCACGAAAACAAGAACGACAAAAACGCAAAGGGTCACCTTGGCGCATATTTGGTTCAGAAGGCCGAATCCGTCGTCGGCGTGGCCAAGAACGAACACGATGCGTCGGCGTCAACCATTACGCCCGAATACACGCGGAACATCGAATTCCCAACGTTGACGATGCGCGTCAACAACGACGACACAATCACGATTGGCGAACACGAAGAATCGGATTTTTACGAACTTGACCGCGTATGGACGCCCGACGACCTTCAGCGTATTGCCCGAAAGATTGACGGCAAGATGAAAACGGAAATCGTGCCGTTCATTCGTGACACGGAATCCGCAAAGACAAAAGAGGCGACAAAGGCGTTCAACCTAATGCTCGACCAAGGAATCATAACACTAACCGCGGGACGCCCGCAACGCGCACAATTTAACGAAACAAACGATGAAATCGATGCACCCTTTTAAAATGACACGATCCGAAACGTTCCAATGCGAAACGGACGCAATGATAATGCTCGGCGACCTTTACGGGTGGCGGGTTCAAAAGACGACCGAATACGCCCGAATGGACGGCATCATATCAAACGCCGAGGGCGATATGTTGTTCGTTTACGAATTCAAATGCCGCGACCTTTCGTTGGATGAACTCAACAAAATGGGTTCGTTCCTTTTAACGTACGAGAAAATCACCGACGGGTGTCACGCGGCCCGCGTGCTGGGTGTGCCATTCATATTGGTGGCGTACTTGCGTAAATCGGAAAACATCGTCGTGTTTCGGATTGCAAACGACAAAGGCGATTTGTTGTTCGCCTTCGACGTGAACCGCACCACAACGCAAGCGAACATATACGGCGGCATTGTAGAACGATACAACGCGTTTTTGCCCGTGTCCGATATGAAGGTCGTCAAATGATACTGAACGGCCTTACACGCGAACAAATCGTCGCCGCTGGGTTGGGGTGGATATTGGACGACCCCGCCGACGACGACAAGTTGGTTGCGAAAATCATTGAACGATTGATGGCCCTACCAGTTGGTGAGGTTGTCACGATCAAAGACCCAACGAAGATTCCGCACATTCGCGCCGCCAACCGGTCGGCGATGGTGTACAACGCAATCGAAATCGACGAGGCGGCGTGTACGTTCACGAAGGTTCGGGAATGCCGCATTCACCGACTTGCGCCGTATATGGGCGGCAAACCATTGAAAATCGGTTAAAGTATATACATTTTTGGTACATTGGTTGAAATTCGTGTTCGGGTGTTGCGGGTTTAACAATTTGTTGTATATTTGACATAAGAAACAACAAAAACAACAAACGAAATGAAAACTGCACTCTACAACGAAGACAAAGACCGCAACGCAACTGCAACTGAAATTGCTCGCGCGATTATGAATGCCGCCGTTGAATGCGCCATCGAATCAACCATCGCAGATTTTGAATGCGACCCTTCAATCAAAGGCCGCGCTTTGGCCGCCCTTACCGATGAGCAAAAAGAAGCGGTATTGGAGGCGATGAATAAAATCAGCTCAACGCTTTGGCCCAAGACATCGTCCGATTACATCGAATTCAACTAAACCAAACGGGGCGCCTTCGGGCGCCTCTTTTAACACCCAAACGAAAATGAAACAAGCACCCACAATCAAAGTTGAACTCACAATGGCGCAAGCGCGCACGTTGCTGAACCTTATCGACTACGCTGGCGGTACGGAAGGAATCGACCTCGTCAACGTGTTGAACGCACGCAAAAAGTTGAACGAAGCATTCCGCGCCGTATGAAAACCGAAATCACCGAATTGACCGCCGCTTGGTCGGCGTACACGTACCCAACGTCGGAGGCGGCGTTTTACGACGCGGAACGCGTGTTGCTAAAGTTCCACGCCAAATACGGAACCATCGACATTCCAACCATTAAACAACTGATCCGATGAACCCATTACTCACCCCGTTCGAAAACGCCATCGTGCGTTTGCACCGCCGATACCTTGTCGGCGACAACTGGCGTGCCGCCGCACGTTTGGTTATACGCGCGAAAATGCAATTCAAATTCACGCTCGTTCGCGCCCTTCAACAACAATTGGACACGTTCACGCCCGATCCGAAATGCGTCGTATGCGGTTGCCGCAACAACAAAACCAACAACGAAACGTGCAATGAACACGCGTAAAGGATTCATCGAATGGTTGTCGTTTGTCGGCAACGTACACCGCGCAAACAAACCCGCCGTCGAACGCGCATTGCAACGACTGGCGGACGACGACCAAGCGGCGGTCACGCCGCGTCGGGTCGACGACCGCACCAAAGCGTTGTCGTGCGTCCACACCATTGGTTCGGAATACAAATACGACACGTTCGATTGGGCGTCGGCCGAGGACGAACTCAACCGCCGAATGGATATTATCGGCACTAATGGCAACGAGGGAACACACTACCAACTAATTGAAACAAAATGAAAACACCAATGCAAGAATTGATTGATAATCTAACAGAACAGTTAGATAAAGTGGTCAAAGAACATTCAATTGAGGTAGGTAATGACACTTATTGGAGAGGTGTGAAAATCGGTTTAGAAACAGCCATTAAATTATCAGAATCAATGCTTGAAGTAGAGAAAGATACATTTATTGGTTTCGGAGATAACATAAGCTACTTAAATTACGGAGATTTAAATGATTCTAATTTAGTCTGGAATGAAATGTTTAACACCAACGAGAAATGACAAACGAAGAATATCTACAAATAGAAAAGCGCATTACAAAATACGCGCAAGATGCTATGACAACTGAAGTGCGGCTTGCGTACGCTCACGCTTTGTCGGTATTTAAGGAATACTTAACAACTGAAATCAACGAAAAATGAAACTCACAACTAAAGAACTGCACGAACTGCTTGAACTGCGCGTGGAATCGTACGAATATAAAATTCAACATTTGACGAAACAATTGCAAATGGAACGCGACATCGCCGAAAATAAAAAACAAACCTTAATTGATGAGGTCACATACAACCTCGACCAGTTCGACACGAAGGCCGAACGCGATGCCGTTGAATCATTCTTGACGTTAATGCAACACCGACTTTGATGCCTAACCTACCGCAACGCAAACAACGCCCGTGGTTGACGGGATCGGGGTTCGACAAAGGACGCCGCAACGCCAACTCAACGTTCTACCAGTCGTCGCCGTGGCGCAAACTGCGTGGAATGTTTATCCGCGAGAATCCAACGTGCGTGCTATGCGGTCGCGTCGGTGCCGTCGTCGACCACATCGTTCGCGTGAACGATGACCCAACCAAAGCATTGGAATGGGCAAACCTTCAAACAATGTGTCACCCGTGCCACAACGCCAAATCGGGGCGTGAGGCGCATAATAAAACGAACGAGAAATGAAACAGACAGCAGTAGAGTGGTTGGCTAATGAAATGCCAGTAATAGATTGGAAAGTCCCTTATTGGAAAATTAAATTAGAAAAAGCCAAAGAAATGGAGAAGGAGCAGATTATTGATGCTTTCATATTAGGAGAACTTCAACAAGGTTTTGAGGATGAAGCAGAACAATACTACAACGAAACCTTTAACACCAACGAGAAATGAAACAGACAGCAGTAGATTGGTTAGTCCAAGAATTATCTAAAAAAGGGGATTACGGACTAAGTTTTTATTTAGAACACAAATACGAAATAATCCAAGCCAAAGATATGGAGATGCATCAGATTCTTAATACCTATATTGAAGCAAGTCCAAAACGTGGAGATATTCTTAAAGAAGCGTCAGAGCGATACTACAACGAAACCTTTAAAACCAACGAGAAATGAAAACACAAACACATCAAGAGTTGATATCTATTGCAGATAAACTCTACCGAGATCAAAACCCAACGGGAACTATGTGTACACCGAATAGTGTATATATAACGGTTCTTGAAAATTGGTACCCTAAATATGTAGAATCTAAAAGTGAATTAGATTTCTACGACTACTGCTATAAAACCTACGACAAATGAAACAGACAGCAGTAGATTGGTTACAACAAGCGTTAGAAGACACGATATTAACGCACGAACAGATTATGCAAACAGTTGGTTTATTTGAGCAAGCCAAAGAAATGGAGAAGGAGCAGATTATGGATGCTTATGATGCGGGATGGTCTGATGGTGTCCATAGCATAGACCTTAACGATGAATACTACTATGAAACCTTTAAAACCAACGAGAAATGAAACACGTACTTACATTTTTAGCACTAATGGTATTCCAATACCTTTTGATTGCATTTGTTAATTGGAATATGAATCCAAGCGAATGGACCGAGTCAGCAAGGTTTGTTTATGCAATTATTTTTACTACAATAAACGTTGTAATTATACTGGCTAAAGAATTAAACACCAACGAGAAATGAAAGAGGAAGAACCAAGCAACGATATGTGCGAATGCAAAGTCCCCCAACCACAAATCAAAGTCAGTGAAAATGGAACATATGCTTACTGCACAAAATGTATAAGAACAATTAAAACCAACCACAAATGAACCAACCATTCCGAATCACGATCGAGCATTACGATCAACGCGTGTCCGTCGAGGTCGACCATTCCGACGTCAACGCCGCCGAGGCCGTCGAACTATTCCAGCGCGCAATGCGCGCCGCTGGGTTTGATTACGTCAACGTATGTATTGACAACGAAGGCGGTGACGTCAATCACGACGTTGACGCCGATCACGACGCGTACATCGCCGCGGCCGACGCGTTGTTGGGTGGTGATATTGCGCGGGAGTTCCTCAACCACGATCCCGCCGAAAACATCGATTACAAACCACAACGCGGTGAAATCGTCGAGGTGTCGAACGATTGTATTGAATGGGAAACGCGCGTGTTCGGATGGTACGACGGAAAATTGTATCACGTACCAATGACGCATCGTGACGAAATAAAAATGCACAAAGGTGATGAAAATTACACCACACACTTGTTCAAGTATTGCCGCAAAATTGATGGCGAGTTGTTCACGTACGCATAGGGAGGGGGGGGTCTAAATCAAAAAAACAAAACGTAGATTCATCGACGCCCCAACCCGAAACACGCGGTGTCAATTTGTAGGGGTCGTTTGTGTGGAATCATTCCAAATAGCAAAAAATGGATATTGTATTAAAATCAAAAATTGAACGCGACGAATACGTTGATTACGTGGTTGAAGCATTTGACATTCAAAATGCGGCCGAATCGGTGACGCGCGTGGCGAACAATTTGTATTTGCCCGACCAATGGAACATCGGCGTGATTTACGGCGGGTCGGGAACTGGCAAATCAACGTTGCTTCGCACGTTCGGCGAAATCAAAACGCCGACGTTCGACGGATCCAAACCATTGATTTCGAATTTCGATTTCACCACACCCGAACAAGCGGCGAACATTTTGTCGTCGATGGGTTTGGCGTCGGTGCCGTCGTGGTTGCGTCCGTTCCATACGTTGTCAAACGGCGAACAAGACCGCGCACGAATGGCGTGGTTGATTGGTTCGGCAAACGACGGCGACGTTGTGTTGATTGACGAATTCACGTCGGTCGTCGACCGCGACGTCGCCAAAGCGATGAGCAATTCAATCGCAAAATTCATTCGTCGAACGAATAAACGCATCGTGCTTGCATCGTGTCATTTCGATATTATGGAATGGCTGCAACCCGACTGGGTTTATTCACCAACCAAGGGGCGCGTAGAAATACGCGATTGCCTTCGGCGTCGACCGCAAATTGAATTGGAGGTATTTCGATGCCGATATGAAACTTGGGACGTATTCAAACAACATCATTATTTGACCGAGGAATTGAATAAAGCGGCGAAATGTTTTTGCGCTACGTGGAACGACAAACCCGTCGCATTCATTGGTATATTGCCGTTCCCGCACGGGTCATTGAAAAACGCGTTTCGTGTTTCGCGATTGGTTGTGTTGCCCGATTTCCAAGGGTTGGGCGTTGGGTTCCGTTTTTTGAATTACGTTTCGTCGTTATACGTTGCTGAAGGAATGCGTATGTACATCAAAACAACCAACCCCGGTTTGGGCGAAAAATTGGTTTCGTCACCAAACGAATGGCGCGGCACCAGCAAATCGTTGGTTCAGTATACCGAAGAACAATTGGAAAAATGGTCGGCGGGTAATATGTGGGGAATGAAATCGTCAAAAAAATTCTATTCAACTGAATTTATCGGCACCCCATCAACCGATTCGACCGACGTGATCGTGTTCAATGCGGACGCGTGGAAAGAAGTTGCACAAAATCAAATATCATTATTTTAATATGCCCGGCAGAAAACGCAAACCAACTGAAATGCTAAAGGCCAGCGGAACGTACCGCGACGACCGACACGCAAACAAAATGACCTTACCGCTGGGGTCGCCCACGCCGCGAGCGTCCGTTGGCGACATTTCGCGCGACGCGTACGAGTTCATCGCGGGACGCCTCACGAACATTGGTGTGGTATCGGAAATCGACACGTTCGCGTTGCAAATGTTCAGTGATGCGTGGGAGGACTACATCGCCGCGCGCGAGGTCATTCGCCGCGACGGCCCAACGTACGCCACGACGACCAACACGGGCGATACTATGTGGCGCCCACGTCCCGAACTGGCGATGATGAACAACGCGTGGGATCGGTTGAAAAAAATTATACCGGAATTCGGATTGACACCGAGTAGCCGCGCAAAAATTGACGCCAAAGACGAGGTTCAAGACATTGACGATTTACTTTTATAATGGCCAAACGTAAAACCAAACCAACACTTGACCCCGCACGTGCGGCGCGGGCGGTGAACTTTATTGAACGCCTATGCACGCACGTGAAGGGCGATTTGGCGAACAAGCCGTTCCTATTGGAACAATGGCAACGCACGTACATCGAACAATTGTTCGGAACCATTGGTTCGGATGGGTTACGCCAGTACCGCACGTCATTCGTGTTTCTACCGCGTAAAAACGGCAAATCGAACCTCATTGCCGCGATCGGTTTGTATCTGCTATTCGGCGACAACGAACCCGGTGCGGAAATCTACGTCGCCGCGGCCGACCGCGAACAAGCGAACGCCATTTTCGAGGTGCAAAAGCAAATGGTTCAGAACAACGAACTATTGCGGGGCAAATGCAAAATTTACCGAAACTCGATCGTGCTGAACAATTCAAATTCGTTCATTAAGGCGATTTCCGCGGACGCATCGACAAAGCACGGATTCAACGCGTCGGCGGTGTTGTACGATGAATTGCATTCGGCACCGAATCGTGAGTTGTGGGAGGTTTTGACGACCTCGACGGGCGCACGTTCCCAACCATTGATTTTGGGCATTAGCACGGCGGGAATCGACCGCGGTGGGTTGTGTCGTGAATTGTACGAATACGGCAAACGCGTGCTGACGGGTGCCATTGACGACCGAACGTTTTTGCCCGTTATTTACGAGGCGCCGATGGATGCCGACCCGTTTTCGCCCGACACGTGGGCGGTCGCAAACCCGAACCTCGGTGTGTCGGTTCGGTTGGACTATTTCGAAAAGATGGCGGCCGAGGCGCGCATATTGCCGACGTCGGAAATTGCGTTCAAGCAATTGCACCTCAACCAATGGATTTCGGCGTTCGACGGATGGCTGACCGATACCGATTGGATGGCGTCGGCGGGCGACGTTGTGCTGGATGAACTGCGCGGTGTTCCGTGCTATGGCGGTTTGGATTTGGCGTCGGTGTCCGACGTGACCGCGTTCGTGTTGGTGTTCCCGATGGACGACGGCGAGGTGAAGGTCGTCACGCGGTTTTTCGTTTCCGCCGCCGCCGTCGAACAACGCCGCGGTCGAACGGGGGCGTCGTACGACCAGTTCGTTTCGCGTGGTGAGTTGATTGTTACCGAAGGAAACTCAACCGATTATGACGTGTTATTTAAAGAAATACTTAAACTTCGCGAAATGTTCGACATTCGTTCGATTGCCTTTGACCGGTGGAACTCGTCTGCATTGGTTCAGAAATTGGGCGAGGCGGGATTGGATATGGATCCGTTCGGCCAAGGTTTCGCATCAATGACCCAACCAATTCGGGAAATCGAAATAATGGTAAAGAAAAAATTACTTCACCACGGCGGAAACGCGATGCTTCGCTGGATGGTTTCGAACGTGCAAACGAAGATGGACGAGGCGATGAACGTCAAGTTTGTAAAGAACAAATCGGGCGACAAAATCGACGGCGTTGTGGCGCTGGCAATGGCGGTCGGTGAATATATGACCGCCACGCGGTCGGGTGGGGACACATCGTCCGTTTACGAAACAACTGGTATACGTTATTTATAATGCAAACATTTGAAAACCAATGCGCTACGCTTGATTCCTTCAAGCGATTGTTTAACCTTTACACGGACGAGGGTACGCCAAAGATTGTGGCGTACGAGGCGGTCGAATCGATGCACGTTTCGATTTACGGACGCCGCCGTTTTTCCCGATATGAATCATTCCAAAACTCAATCAAAAATGCGAACCGACACATCAGCGAACACGAATGACCAAATCCAAGCCATCATTGAGAAACTCGAAGATTTGGTATTGTCAAAAAACACCACGTACGGCGATTCATTACAAAACCCGGTGCGGGTTTTCTCGAAGGCGTCGTCTGTTGAATCCATTTGCGGACGCATCGACGACAAGTTGTCCCGCATTGCGGCCGTTGGCGTGAACGACGATACCATCGACACGATTTACGATTTGATGGGGTACTACATTCACCTTATCATTGCGTACGAGCGTGAATTGTGACACGCCAAACCAATTGATTTTGGTCAATTGTTGCAAAATCTGCAATTGTTGACAAGTTATTATTGAACATATTGATGCGCCGTTTATTTTATATTTATTTATATATCCCTAAAGGGATATATAAATAAATATAAAATCAACAACGCGTGTCAATAACTTTTTTCGGTCAATTCCTATCATTGGTTGGGAATTAGTTTGTACATTCGCACGGGAAACCCATACAATGGCCGAATCACAAAACACATTCCTCGACCGCGTTCGCGGTTTGTTCCGCGCGTCACCGAACAACCCGTCGACGTCGTTGGCCAAACCCGCCGAATGGTTGTTCTCGGACGATCGTTCGAAAACGGGTGTTTCGGTCAACGAAAAATCCGCGATGACATTTTCCGCGGTTTGGGCGTCAGTTCGCATTTTATCGGAAACCATCGGTTCACTTCCGTGGAACGTTTACACCATCGAGGACGAATCACCCGTACTGGTGACGAACAACCCAATCGATGCGTTGCTTCGTCACCCGAACGCGATGATGACGTCAATGGTGTTTCGCGAAACGATGATGGCGCACCTATGCCTTCACGGCAACGCATACGCATTCATCGAACGCGACGGAACCGGACGCCCAACCAAATTGGTTCCGATTCACCCCTTGCGTGTTGAGGTGAAGGTCGTGGATAGCGAGAAATTCTACCACATCGATAAAAAAGAGGTTTACGCCGATTTCGAAATGATCCACGTTTGCGGATTGTCGTTCGACGGCGTTGTCGGTTTGTCACCCATTAAGGCCGCCCGAGAAACCTTTGGAATTGGTTTGGCGGCAAATCAGTTCGGCGCCGAATTCTTTGGCAACGGCGCAAACGTCGGTGGCGTGTTAACGCACCCCGGCAAATTGTCCGACGAAGCATACACCCGTTTGCGTTCATCGTGGGCCAATTCGTACGGCGGTTTGGGCAACTCGCACAAAACCGCAATCCTCGAAGAAGGTATGCGAATCGAGAAAGTGACGATTCCGCCCGACCAAGCGCAATTTCTACAAACGCGCCAGTTCCAAACGCAAGAGGTCGCACGCTGGTTTTTGATTCCCCCGCATATGCTGGGCGATTTGTCGCAATCGTCAACGCGTGCCAATATCGAGGAACAAGGTATTCAATTCGTCCGCAACACGATCCGCCCGTGGGCGGTTCGTTGGGAACAAGAATTCACGACCAAGTTGTTTGGTACGGAATCACAATTGTTCGTTCAGTTCAACCTCGAAGGTTTGCTTCGCGGTGACATTAAATCACGATACGACGCGTACGCCGTCGGTCGCCAATGGGGTTGGTTGTCGGTGAACGACATTCGCAAAAAAGAAAACCTCGGCGACGTTGAAGGTGGCGACGTGTACCTCCAGCCATTGAATATGGTCAACGCCGGAACCGACGAAGGAATTTAAGTTATGCCGTGGTCTGACTATCCCCAAGCCGCAACGGACAACGCACAACGTGCGTTGGATCACCGCGCCGAATACGATTCGGAGTGCGGAACCGCCGTTGGTTGGGAAACCGCCCGCATATTGGCCGACCGCGACGAGGTATCGGTTGAACGTCTGCCCCGCATTTATTCGTTTTTATCCCGCGCCAAGGTTTACGACCAAGGCGAATTCATCGATTCCGAAGGAAAAGAAATTTGCGGGTCGGTAATGTACGCCGCGTGGGGTGGTGATGAAATGCTCGAATGGGCATCGGAAATCTACAAAACGTCCGAGGAATACAAGCGCGCCGCTGGCGAGCGTGTGTCGTTTGATTACGACGGCACGCTCACAACGATGAAGGGCCTCGAACTATTGCAAAAGGAACAAAACGATGGTTCCGAAATCTACATAATTTCCGCGCGCGAAGACGACGACGAGTTGTTGACGTTCGCGGCCGAACACGACATTCCCGAATCGTACGTTTACGCTACGGGATCAAACGAAAAAAAGATTGAAAAGGTGAACGAACTTGGTATCGTGCGTCACTACGACGACAACGTCGACGTGATCGCTGAAATAGGTGGCGTTGGCGTGTTGGTTGCCAGCCGCGCAATGCCGGGTGAACTCGAATTGGGCGATTTCGTGCGTTGGAATACGTCAAATGGGTTCGCCTATGGTCGGGTCATTGAAATCGCCGTAGAAGGCGAATTAGAGGCCGATTCGGGGTTCGTTGTAAACGCAACCGAAGACGACCCCGCCGCGAAAATCCGCATTTACGAATACGACGCCGATTTGGCCGCCTACGTCGAACAACAACCGCCGTTGAACGTCGTTCACCGATTCTCAACGCTTGAAAAGTACGACGCCGACGTTCGAAACAACGTTCCCGTGATGGAACGCCGTATCACGACGCAACGCGCCGACGTGACGGGCAACACGATTCGCGGGTATGCCGCCGTATTCAATTCGCCGTCCGAGGATTTAGGCGGGTTCATTGAATACATCGCACCGGGTGCGTTCGATTCCGTTATGAACGACGACGTTCGTGGATTCTACAACCACGATTGGAACTATCTGCTCGGACGCGTGTCTTCGGGAACGCTACGCATTTTTGTTGACGAGGTTGGTTTGGGATATGAAATCGACCTACCGAACACGTCGTACGCCAACGATTTGGTCGAACTGATGAAGCGCGGCGACGTCAACCAATCGTCGTTCGCATTTATGATCGAATCCGACAAATGGGAGGTCAAAGGCAAACAAAACATTCGCACCATCACCAAGGTGTCGCGTTTGATTGACGTTGCACCCGTTGTTATACCCGCGTACCCCGCCGCTACGTCGAAACTGGTTTCGCGTGCGCTGGACACGGACGCCGAGTTGATAACTGATATAAATGTGGAACTTGCCGCCAAAAACATTATCGAAAACGTGAACGAGGTCGAACGGCCGAATTTGCGCTCTTTTATCTTACGAATTATTAACCTTCATTCCTAAAAAATGAACTCAATTCAACTGCGCGAAAAACGCGCCGCGTTGGTTAACGAAATGAATCATATCGTTGCCGCCGCACAAACCGAAGGCCGTTCGCTGAACGCCGAAGAAAACCAAAAGTTCGACGCAATCGAAAACGACGTACGCGCCCTTGGCGAGAGCGTCGAGAAAATCGAGCGTGCCGAGCAAATGAAAAAAGAAATCGCCGCTGGTCGCGAGGCACGTGCCGAGCAAAAAGAAATCACCAAGCGTGAGGCGTTTTCTAAATACCTTCGCCACGGCCTTGGCGGTCTGAACGCCGAGGAGCGTTCAATCGTTGAGCAACGCGGTACCGATCCCCAATTGACCACGCCCGCATCTGCTGGTGGTTACTTGGTTCCGGAAGATTTCTCGTACGCCCTTGACGTTGCAAGCAAGTTCACCGGTGAGGTTGAGCGTCTTGCCCAAGTGCTGAACACCCAAAGCGGCGCCACGTTGCCTTATCCAAAGGTTGACGATACGAGCGTTGTTGGTGCTATCTTGAGCGAAGGTTCTGCCGACGTTGTTAGCGATATGACGTTTGCCGCCCTTAACCTCGGCGCGTACACGTACTCGTCTAAAATCGTTAAGGTTTCTTACCAATTGTTGCAAGACGCCGCTTTTGACCTCGACGCATTCTTGGTTGAAGCCCTTGGCACGCGCATCGCACGTGGCCAAAACGCGCACTTCACCACGGGTACTGGTTCAAGCCAGCCAACTGGTTTGATCACCGCTGGTTCAAGCGCCCTTACCGCCGCAAGCGCAAGCGCTATCACGGCCGACGAAATCTTGACGCTCATTCATAGCGTTGACAAATCGTACCGCAACTCTGCTTCGTTCGCTCTTATGGGTGCCGATTCAACTGCCGCCGCTATCCGCAAACTTGGTGTTGGTTCATCTAACGACTTCCCCGTGTTTATCCCGGGTATGGCCGCTGGCGAACCCGACCGCGTATTCGGTGTGCCTTTCTACGTGAACAACGATATGGCCGCGATTGCAACTGCAAACAAGCCATTGGTTGCCGCTGACTTCAGCAAGTACGTAGTTCGCAACGCTGGTGGTGTTCAAATGCTTCGCTTGAACGAGCGTTACGCTGACGCCTTGTTGGTTGGATTCATTGCGTACAAGCGTTCTGACGCTGGTGCCATCAATGGAAACGCCATCAAATACATTACAATGGCCTAATCGAATGGAAATTCGATTCATTAAAACCGCGGTTGGTAACGGGTTCGCATTTCGCTCTGGCGAGGTGCATACCCTTGCCGCCGAGGTGGCGATGGAGTACGTTGGCGCGGGTTTGGCCGAAATTGTGGCCAAGCCCGCCGCCGAACGTGCTGAACGCGCCGTTCCAAAAGCAAAAGCACAAAAGCGCTAAAAAATGAACGCACAAAAAACCATTCAAGTTGTCACGCCGCCCGCGTCGGAACCATTAACATTGGCCGAGGTAAAGGAATTTTTGCGCGTTGACCATTCGGATGACGACGCGACGCTGGCGATTTTCATCGCGGCCGCGCGTCAATTGTGCGAATCATACACGCGGTTGGCGTTGATGCCGACCACGTTCGAAGAATACTTCGACGATTTCCCGCAATACACGGGAACTTATAAAGACGAAATCCATTTGTCGCGTTCGCCAGTTCAATCAATCACGTATGTGAAATACATCGACGGCAACGAAACGACGATCACGGCGAACGCCGCTGATTACAAAACCGATTTGATTTCACAACCCGCACGCATTTCACCCGACAATGGTTGGTTCGGAACATACGAAACCATCAACGCGGTGTTCATTCGCTACGTTGCGGGATATGCCGACGCCGCGTCCGTACCCGCGCCGTTGAAACACGGAATGTTGCTGATTATCGGCGATATGTACGAAAACCGCACCGATTCGGTGAAACGTCTGCCGACGGCCGCGGAATACCTTTGGAATCCATACCGCGTATTTTCGTTCTAATGAATCCGGGCGATTTCGACCAACGCATCACGATTCAAAACGTGACCGAATCCGTTGATACGTTTGGACAACGCGTCCAATCGTTTTCGACGTTGGCCGTTGTATGGGCGAAGGTCGAAGAAAAACGCGGCGCCGAAGGGGAACAATCAAACCAAATTGTCGCCACGCGGATGGTTGAGTTTTTGATCCGTTACCGCGCGGGTTTAAACGAACGTATGCGCGTCGTTTACCGCGGGAACACCTATATGATCGAATCAATTATTTCGGGCGACGACCGCAAAAACACGTTGCGAATCCATACCAAATTGTCTGACTGATGGCACGCACGTACGTTCATAAAGGTGGCGACACCGCTGGCATTGGTATCGATGGTGCGGAATTGAACCGCGAAATTTCGCGTGTATTGAACGAACTATCGCAATACGCAAAGAATATCGACGCCCGCGATTTGGGCGCACTACAACGCAACGCAATGCGCCTAACGCGCGATGCGATGCGTTCCGAAATCACCAATTCAACCGAAACGATCAAAGTTTACCGCAATGGCGGATTGTATGCGGAAATCGAACCGGGAACATTGAAACGTTCCATTGGTATTGGAAAATCAAAAACCAACGGCCCCGCCCGTTTGTTTTCCGCATACTGGGTCGGCCCACGCGTGAAGGGTGCGTTCAAAGACCCCGAAAAAGGCGGTTGGTTCGCACACTTCATCAATTACGGGAACATCAAATCGGGCAACTATTCCGGTTCAAACCGCGGATTCGCTGATCGCGCCAAATCGCGAACGATGCCATTGGTATTGGCGCAATTCACCGCCAACGCAAAGGCGTACCTCGAACGTGAATTCAACAACGTGGTGAAATGATTGGTAAAGTAATCAAATCCAAGTTCACGACCGACACGAATTTGAATTCGTTGTTCGCTGGTCGTGTGTTCCCGTCCGTTGGCGCACAATCGCAAACGGCGCCGTTTGCCGTTTACGAGGTGATAAATAACACGCCGTCACGATCGAAAGACGCGGATTCGCACATTGACGAGGTCGACGTACGCATCACGTTAATTTCGACGAACTATTCCGACACCGCAAATGGTATCGAATACGTGCGTTCGGCATTCGTACGAATGCGCGAAATTGTTTTGGACGTTGCCGTTCAAAGTTGTAAATTTGAAGGCGAAAGGGATTTGTTTTCGGACGATGAACGTTACTTCGCCAAGCAAGTTGACTTAACCTTTAGAATCATTCGATTATGATCAAAATTCAGTTAGCCAAGGATTGGCAAGTAATGAACGAACGCGTGATTCTTGCGGGTTCATTCGTTATGGTTCCGAACCATACCGCCAAGCAATTAGAAAACGCCGGGTACCTCGTCACCGAAGAACCCGTCGCAAA